CAAAAATCCTCTTTTCTTGTTTTTGTATTACCTTGCATCATGAAAAGCACGCCACCACCGGCAGGAAGACCCGGGATTAACCGGTGAATGAAATGGCATCAACATACTGATTAGTAATAATTTACCTTCTGCCAGTTCCGAAGCTTATGCATACCCTGGTGTTTTACTGGGTAGCGCTGCAGGGGCAGGTTTTCCAGAGAGCAGGGATTGACCGAGTATAGGGCTGTGCTGATATCAGGGAATAATCAAAAAAGGGATCTTTGGTATAACCAAAATGAATACAAGGAGGTGCGCAAAGGGAATATTTCGTGGGCGTCGGAAAAAAGAAAACCCCCGCACAGCCTAGCCGCAACGGGGGTTTTTAAATCATCACTGATAGTCAGTGATTAGCGGTTCATCATTCCCACTCAATTATTTACAGTTAGCGTAACCAATTGATTTTATAGTATGTAGTTTGGGCTTGTGAAATTAGATACCGTCTTTTATACCGTCATCAAAAAAAGCAGCTCAATTTTTGCACGCTTCGTTAGCGGCGATTAACTCTCTTTCAAAACCGATCCGCTGGTGACGCTCGGCGCGTAGCGCTCGCATCTGGACGTCGATAGTAGCACCGATCGGCAACTGGTCAACAGCGAACGCCGGTCGCGCAACGTCTGCAGTTCTGCACGGTACGGCAACCGGTACTTTCACCTCAACATAAGACGGTGCCGGCGGCGCGTTCGAGCAGCCGACTATCATCAATGAGATCGCAGGGATTAACTTATTCACTGTGCACGCTCCCGGCGCAGCTCATCGTCAAATGCTGCGGAAGCTGCCGCACATACTTCACCAGTGGTGCGCTCAGAAAGAACCTCGTTGGCCCTGCTGTAATCGCCCTGCGCCTCCCTGCGGGCTTTTTCCTGAGCGGCCTTAGCCTTGGCTTCTCGTTCTGCATCCGCACGCCGTAACGATTCAATGCCCGCGCTCTGGCTGGCGATGGTTTCCGCCTGCTGCCTGCCGGTGTCTTTGCACTGCGTCAGCGCCTCGTTGAGACGGTCAATCGTCGGCTGATAATGTCGGCCTGCCATCCAGGCACCTGCGCCGACAACTGCCGCCAGCGCCAGCAGGATCACCACTCCATAGGAAATCATTTTGCCAGGCATAGAGCGCGCTCCTTGTCCCGCCGAATCACCAGACCATTCATTTTCACACCGCTCGCATAAACCCAGCGAGGGAACTGCTCGCATGCGCCGGCAGTATTCCCATGCCGGAATAGGCGGAACATGGTCGACTTCTGCATAGTTGCACAGCCGGCGTTAAACGTGATACTCACCGCGGCATCGAAAGCCCCTGGGGAAAGCTTGTCGCCTGCCGCGTTTCGGATGACACATTGCTCAGCCGCGATGATATTCTTTTTCCAATCAGCGGCGATCTGCTGATCGGTTTTGCGCACACCAGGTTTAACGCCGTGAGTATTGCCAACGCCATCAGTCCACACATCCGCCGGGCATTTGTATGGGTCACGGCGGCAGCCCTCAGCATTTCCGATTAGCTCCAGCCCGGCGCGACTGGTTTTCACTTCCCCACTCGACAGCACTATGCCAATGATCACCATGACAGAGCAAACGGCGCCGGCAGCGCCCTTTTTAATATTGCTCACGCTTCCGCCTCCGTTTCAGCTTTAACAATCTGCTGGCCGATTACACCGACCGCAGCCGCATACTCCCCTACAGGTTTACCTTTCTGAGACTCGATCAGCTCTCGATATAGTCGCGTTTTTTCCTGCTCTGCCGCGATGCTGGCCTTATTACGGCGGTCATTCGATCTATATGTGAGATACGTAAATATCGCTGTCACCGCTGCGCCGCCTGCAAATACGATGTCCTGCAGGGATAAGGTCGCCAACGCACCTGTTACCCATGACCAGAAATAGGACCAACCCCCGTTATTTCCCATTTTCATACTCCACCCCAGCGAATTAGGCGCGCGAGGAAATAAGCTCTGCGTCATCTGGATAGGCCGTGATTAAGCTGCGAACTCGTGCAATAGCACCATTCACAGCATTAAGTCCGGTTGTCGCATTAAGGTATGTTGGGCCAATGAAAATATAAGCTGACTGCGAACTGATATCAGCCAGAGCGCCGGTAGAGGAAATACCAGTCTGAGCCACGATCCCATTTTGGTAGCCATAAACTTTGCCCGTAGCGGGATCGCATAACCCTGCCGATGGAACAAAGTCTGCGTATGGAACCTGAGTTGCAGCAACATAACTCCCAGCTGCAACCGGAATTTTATTTGTGCATGTGTACTTCCATGGATTCGATATTCCGCCAACTGTTTGCCGAGTTTCAGCAAAAGCCAATGTGCTTGAAGCCGTACCAAAACCAACAGCAATACCGGCGTTATCGGATAATGCGTTATCTCGCATTAAGGTACTGAGCAAGAACAAATCATTCTTTCTGCTTTGCAACTTAATGACTGATTCTGACTGTAGGAATTGACCGCCGTTTGTTAAAAGCACGTTGATAGCAGTGCGAGATCCTGACGCGTCAAGTGTCAATGGGTGTGATTCACCGGCGACAGTTACAGGGATAAAGTCAGGGCTATTTGCCAGCCCATAAAGTTTAGTGACATTGCCGGACCCGTCCTGTTTGATCCCCCAGTCTGGAGCGCAATACGCGCCAGTACGATTCCACATACCGTTATTAACCAGGAATTGGATTTCAGACAGCAGTGATGCTTCGCGGGGTATGAAACCACCATCGGCAACCACACGTGCTTTATGTGCATTGAATAACGAATCCGGATCAAGATATGCCGCCGATAAGTCAATCAGCTGGCGACGGCCGTTATAGGGCTTATTTGTGTTTAATACTACAGCCATGAGTTGACTCCTTTAATTGAACGGTATCCGGCACAATAAGCACCAGTTATATAAATTACGGACGGTGTACTTACTCATTCGTGGTGATGTATCTCGAATGTTCACCAGAGGGAAAGTCCAGTTTTCATAAGGCGCAGGGAACCCAGCAGGGACATTATTATTAAAACCAATCCGCAAAATACTCCCGGCTGGCGGGGCACTTGCAAAAACGACTCGGAATGTAAAATCACCGGTTTGAGTTACTGACGTAACCGCAACCGCACCGCCCTCGATATCGAAACCATGATTTGGGGCCGCGCCAAGCGTCGTCGTATCTATTGTTAATGGGTATCCGAGAGGGGAGTCGAACGTGAGATCAAGAGTGCTCCCCGAAAGGGTCCACGACACTGGCTGCACCGGCTTCCATTTGGCGTGCGTTGGGTTATTGACCGTATCGTAAAGCATCCAGTCAATCGCCTGCCCCTCATACTCTCCAGCCAACGCGTAACCAAGGGGCTTAAGATGTTGGATATCAAGCGGGTACAAAATATTGAGTGGGTATTTTGCGCATGACATAAACGCATCTGCGCGCGAATTGGCAAATGTGCGCTGGTCATTGGCCACCCAATCGCCATAGATGACATCACCGGTGGTTGGACTCACCGTTCTGATACGGGAACCCATCTGATTCACGCTTATTTTAGGCGGTGTCGCCTGTCCAGTCAGAGCTACATAGTCAGCTTGGTGATCGTTGGCCCACTCCTCAAGGTACCCGGCATATTGACCTGGGGCGGTCACTGATGCAGAGTCAAATTCACCATGAGTAATAGTCAGAGCATCGATCACAAGGGTCTTACCGATTGAGGCTAATTGTCTCTTTGCCTCTGCAGCTTCAGTTTGCCCGTTGGCGTATGTTGGCGTGCCCTTTTTCAATAACGAATACCCGGCACCGCCGAACCCATGTGTTCTAACCAATAGAACCGGCTGATTGGCTGTGGAAACTCCGCGGCTTGTCATGTTGTAAAGCATGCGCTGAATGATCGGGGTAGCGATCGATTGCGTCGGCGGTGATGCGTCTGTTAATGCACCGAGACTATCTGCAGTAATAGCATTCCCTGTTACGTCTCCGCGATCCTGACCCGCCCCGCTGAACATTAAAGCTCGGCCTGTTAATGCAGGGTCCTTCGGAGAAACTGTAGCGCCCTCCTGACCAACAGAAAGGCTTTGCCCGGTATTGGCAATCATATGGACAGTGGTCGTTGATGCGCTTAATTCACGCGCCTTATATGCCCCTTTGGGTTCTGTGTCAGGAAGCATGCTCGATTTAAGCGTGGTGCCATTGTCATAAGTGAAAACAAAGCCACCAGAACCCAGTAATTTTACTGCGCTGACAACGGGAAAATCAGACCACAGCGGGGCCGTAGCATCCTGTGATGCGACCAATGCCGGTTTATTATTGAAAATTCGGATGTAGCTTCCACCGCCGCCAGAAGAACCGTTCAAAATATCTTGTACCGGTCCATCCACTCCACATAAATGCCAGTTGCCATCATCGTCGAAATAGTCGAAAGCTTTTGTCTTGTCGTTCGATAAAGTCACCGCTTGAATGCCGGCGCCGGAGAGTATTTTTGCAATTTGCGTCTCAGAGATTACCTTCAGGCGATCCTGTACAGCATCATTCATATCCGGTAAGAGCAGCCCCGCGTTATCATCGAATACGAGAAAACCACCTCTCCCAGAAATTTCCGTGAAGGCTACAGAGAACCCGGCGAAACGCTTACGGGTATTTGCATCGGTAATGACTCCGACACGGTCTTGAATGACATCAGGCATACCAGCAAAACCAACACCTGCGTCGTCGTCAATAGCCATTATCCCGCCAGTTCTGTCGAGCGGGGTCACCGCCAGGTGATGCCCTTCAAGCGCGTTTGAATCAAGCTGTGGAATTACGCTGCTGAGAAATTGCTGCGCAATACGAATAGCCTCAACGAGCGCGGCAGAAGGGATAGATTTTCCTGTTGGCGTAGCCACACCAGCGATATTACGGTACTCATCTACCCAGGAATTATTAGACGGGGAACGCACATTAAAGTATGCGCCAACGGGGATCTGTCCAGCATCTATGGCCGCTTGCGCCGTTGGCACATCAGGGTATTCATTGGCTGCCGCTGCGGCGGCTGTGGCTGCTGCTTCCGCACGATCGGCATTAATGCCTGATTGAGCGTTATTGAGTACCGCACCATCCCGGGCTGCTTCAGCTTGGTCAATTGCTGTATCAACCAGGCCGAACTTATCAGCGATTACCTGTGCCTCATCCCTGGCCTCTTTTGCCTCACGTGCCGCTTGCTTTGCTTCCTCTGTGGGGACTGAATACTGAAGATCAACCCACTGCTTCGTAGCTGCATCCTGCGGTAATAGTGGGTCAGCAAGATTAACGATCCTCAGGTTTTTTGCATCGTAGTAATGACTACCCCCAACAGGTTTAAGCAGTGCACGTGTCAATGCTTCATCATTTTGTTGGATAAGCATTGTCATGTAGTCGAAAACGTCCTCATGGACTTCAGGGAAGAAATTACCTTGATTGCGAATGTCTGTTTCTTGCACGGTGGGTAACTGCCGGACAATTGCCAGCTTAAAGTTAAGAGCAAGGGCCGCATTTAGAGTGATGCTGCCACCGCTGTATGATCTGACGCCCGAAACCGAATAATCAGTATTCAGCACCAGCGGCGTCTCGATCCCGTTTGTGTCGGTGCGCACAACGTTCAGAGAGCTTTCGTTAAAGATTCTGAATCGATACGGGAACACGGTTGTAACCCCATTCCCTGTGTAATCCTCCCTGCTTATCTGTGTTGATACAGTCATTCGCTGCCGCTCCGCTCGTTTGCTTTTCGCTCATTTTAGCCATGACAAACCCATACATGAATCGAATACTGTGTTATATTTAAAATTATTACCTTAATGGTAATTTAGTTGCGCATATTGCTAAACCACCTATTATTATGTATGGTTATTTATACAGTAGTTAAGGGCTGAGCGAGGTGCAGAACACAATGAAGAAGTACAGCTACCCGACCAGCAGGATGCTGGAGAAGAACGTCAACACGCGCGAAGGGATCGCGGGATTAGCTAAGGCTTCACTACTGGAAAGGCTACTGAAAGAGCTGGATGCGGACGGCTCAGAGATCGGCGGCGCTATGCTGGAACTGAATGCTTTGGTGAACTACGTCACACAAAACGAGAAAATGAAGGAAGAAATTAGAACCCATTCGAAATTTATTACACACCAGCTGGAACAATAATTACCACAGTCAATACCTCGCCGGGCCTAGCCCGGCTTATTGTTTGGTAATCTTTTTCACGCCAAACTCGCACAATAGTTACCTTTCTGGTAAGTTTACTTTCTCGCAAACCTGCGCCACAGTGATATCGCACCAGCAAAATCTGGTGCCGGGATTGGCGTCCTGAATATTACTAATAGGCGCACATGACACGCGCACAGCGTGTTTTTTTGTTTGTGCGGTCCAGCTACACCCTCTCAATGGCGGGCTGGGCAGGGGCTTCTCCGGAAGCGCCGGTATCCTATTAGGCCGGTACGCCAACCTTGTCCAGCTCACCACCAGAAGATTGGCGTCTCCGGTGGTGATTACTCACTAATAGGAGAATCACAATGGCTACTCAATTCCCAGCGTCTGCACCTGAAATTATCGTCAGTCACGGCCAAGCCGTCACAACTACCAGATCCGTTTCAGGCTTCTTTGGCAAGCGCCATGCTGACGTTATCCGCAGGGTTGAAACTATCGACTGCTCGCCGGAATTCACTGAACGCAATTTTGCGCTGAGTGATTACCAAGACCCTACCGGGCGCACCTTACCCATGTACCAGATCACAAAGAACGGCTTCGTCTTCCTGGTGATGGGTTTCACCGGCAAGAAGGCGGCGCAGTTCAAGGAAGCGTATATCGCGGAGTTCGACCGGATGGAGAGCGAGTTAGCCAGCCAGCGCTATGGCCACAACACGCTTGGCGATCTAACCGGAACCGCTAACCTGTCCGCCTTGGTCGACAAGCTGCAGCAGATAATACACGAAGGCGAGTTCATCCCGGCAGGCAAGCGGCCGAACTATAGTCTGCCGGCCAACCGGAAGCACGAAGCGACAATCGTCCGCGACTTCCTTAATAAGGATGACAGCAGCACCCTGCTCACTCTGCTGGAATGGCTGCGCGCTGACGGGTTCGATGTGTCAGCAGCTGATCGGGAGCTTGACGTTATCCGGGGATACGTCGGCGCCATGCGCCGCGCGCTGGGTGATATCCAGACCCACGCCCGCTACATCGACCACGCGATCGGGAAGGTGTGACCCATCCCGCGCCGGTGCTTTACCGGCGCTTTAACGCTTCCATTCCCGAAGCAATTCTCGAATGTTTAAACATTCTTTGCCAATTGCAAATTACTCAAACTTGAGTAAGATTACCGAAGTGGTAATTCAACTTTTTTGTTGGGTTCAAAGGAGGTACGGTATGTTGCAGTCCACACGTAGATATCTGCGCGCTGCTGGCAGCATTCTTAACATGGTTCCAAACACCGACTACCAGAAAATAGCTGGTACTAAATCTGATGCTGAGAATATGGATTCAGATGTTCGGGCTTATGGCAAAGACCTGATGGTGAGCATTGAGGTTTATGGAAAAGAGCACAGAGTTAGAATCTCAAGAAAGCCAGTCAGAGCCTGATGAAACCTGCTCAGAATCTACTCAGCTTGTCGACAAAATTGAGCATGAGTTAGTTGAAAATCCAGTAGTTTTAGAACGACTTCTTGATAGGCCGCAGGTCATGGCGATGGTTAGCCGATCAGCATTCCGCGGCCCACTTCCTCCTCCTGTAATGTTGCGCGAGTACAATGACATTGTGCCTGGTGCCGCTGAGAGGATTTTGGAGAGAAGCGAAAAAGAGCAAGCGCATAGACATCGAGTTACAGAAAAATCTGTTGATGGGGCTATCGGAAAGGATAGGCGCGGTCAATGGATGGCATATTCAATAACCTTGATTATCTTAGCTATAGCGACTTTATTTGCCCTTAAAGGACAAACTGTTTTCGCTGGCACGCTAATTACTGTTGACTTGATTGGCCTAGCCTCAGTCTTCGCTATTGGAAGAATTTCAAAATCATCATCTGACACTGAAGACTAAGCCCGCCATGCGGGCTTTTTGTTGGGTGGTAGTCGGCGGAGCTTGGTGGGTTAGTTATTCAGACAGCTCATTATACTTGGCATCGTCATGGCTCTTACCGAATTTTGACCAGCAGTATGAGTTCAAACTTTCTTTGTACTTAGCTGCTTTTCTTGCATTTAAAATCCAATTCACCCCACAACCTAGCAAAGCTAAGATTATGAAAACAGTTTCAAAATCAATAAAAAAACCAACAAAAACCATGTAAGCGACAAGCCCAACGGCAACTAAAACTGTTATTGACCTTCCATTTCTTGCTGACGTTTCCACTCTATTTAATTCCGAGTTAAATAATTTTGCTTGTTCTATATCCATATGCGCCTACTTAAGTTGTTCTTCTACCCGGTTCAAAAGCGGGGATATGTAAAACAGGTTCTGATATGGTAGCAACTTCCTGACCGCATGTGTCTGCTTGTCGTCAAATTCTCCGTTCAGAACACCATTGGCAATCACTGCACCATCGCCGGCCATGTCGAATGTTGGCCCCAGTAGAGCGCCGATTGCATTACGACTCTGGAAACGTGACACCGGCGGTGCGCCAAACATAGCGCCAAGGCCGAACCGGCCACCACTGATATTCTCCACGGCGTTCAGTGGTTCTGATAGCCAGCCAATCATGCCTGCGCGGTCGATGCCCTCTTTAACCAGGTTGTTAGGGCTGTAGTCTATATCCCGGCCGCTGAGCTTTTGCTTCATAACGTAGACCATAGCGCCGAGTGCTATCGTGCCCATGGCGCCAAGATAGAACGATGCATCACCCTGCTGGATGCCGGAGGCGATCACGCGGTTATGCTGAGCAAAGATGAACGTCTTGAACTGCAGGATCATCTTGCCTACTTCATTGCTCATCATCAACGGCGTATCGCCAACGCCCGGCGTGACGACGGTAGAGTCAACGTCTTTCAATACGGCAGATTGGAAAGCCTCACGCACTGCACGGTCGTCCCAAAGGTGGCTATGGCCAGTTAGAAGCCCGTCCATATCTTCACCGTGCTTCGCGTATTGCTCACCAATGCGGCGCAGCATGCTCTGGTCGATACCGATTTGCGCCAGCTTTCTGACCTCCTTCTTAGGCACTTCCTTCCCTGCCGCCAGCAGCTGCGCATTGTCCAGGATGCGGGATTGAACGATAAGGCCTGACCATGACTTCAGGGCGCTGTTCCACTGGTTCATCAGCGTCCAGTTGCCAAATTTCTGCGTACCCCAGTTAAGTCCACGCTCAAAAGCAGAGCGCCGGCTGTATGGATCAGTGAGATCAGCAATGGCCTTCGTTCGGGTAGACAACACATAATCCAGGCCAACCGCCATTTCTCGCAGGTCTTTTGTGGCCACTTTCACCGCTGACATGTTGCGGAGCATGGCGCCCATCGGACGCAATGATTTGCTTAGGCCGTGCTGCATAACCGGCCTCATCAGATCAGTGGCTGCGGATATTGTCATACCGCCAAGCAGGCGCAGGAAGTTGATATTTCGCGCTACACGTCCAGCACGGACAAAGAAACTGCGCGGGTCTTTCGGTGCTCCATACGTACCGATCAGCCTATCTCGCATTGCTTCTATGTCTCGCAGATCAGCATCACGCTGCTTCTCCAGCCTTCCCCGTTCCTTCGGCGTCTTGGCATCCTTGATCAACTGGGTGTATTCCTCTGAAACCTGGCGGATTTGCTCGCCCATATCCTTGCTGCCAAATTGCGCGGTAAGCTCGATTTCCGGACCGACCTGGCGAAGGTAGCTTTCCATGACGTGGTTGATATCAGACTCCAAAAAGTCCTCAATTCGTTCGTCAGGGATAAGCAGGCTGCGGCTCTTGGTGAAGCCTGCCCGCCCGATTATCTTTTCAGGCAAAAGCTGAGCCGGTACCAGGCCGGAAGGTGCGCCAATTATCTTATTAACGATCTCATCAGCGGCATCCTCGGCTTCCTCCCGTGAAAGTGGCTCCATCGCCTTCAGCGCGCGCTCACGGCTTGCATTCAGTCTGGTCGTGGAGTTGGCCTTCTTCTGCAACTTGCGCAGCTCTGAGCGATGTTTGCGTGGGTTATCCAGTAAATCCAGATGGCGCTGTAGCGCTGGGAGTTCTTCCTTCGCTCTGGCGACGTCATCCAGCTTGGTTCGCAGGTCTGACACCTCTTTGTTAAGTCGGGTGATCATCTTCTGATTTTTGGCTGTGGCCAATTGTCCCTGCTGCTTCTCCAGCCTGGCGGTTATGTCCTGTTCTTGGCCGATCAACTTAGTGCGGTTACCGACCTCGTCCATAAGTTCAGTTTTACGTCCAGACCATGACTCTGCTGCCGCAATCTCGTCCGCAAGTGTCTGCGCGCGCGGTTGCGCCTCTGCTGCTGCAGCAAGACCGGAGTCAATTTTTTCTATACGCGCACCGGCGGCATCGGCTCCTTTGCTGCTGATACCCTGGATCCAATTAGCAATGCGCCCACGGAACTCTGTGCGGTCAGACAATATTTTATCGAATTTGTAAATGCGCGGCAGATAGCTTTGCGCCGTAGAAACGTCAACGTCTTCCGGCAAAATGCCTAGTTCCTGCATGCGGACTTTGGTCGCCTCAAACATCGGGCGGATCTGTGCTGCTGCCTGGGCCACTTCTGGAATTTCACTCTGATCACCTCGACGCATAGCCATACCAACAGCTTCATTGAAATCTACAAAGTTCATACGCTGCCCGCCAGTTGCACGCACGTTATTGCTGTACGCCTGGTACGCGTCTTTGGTAGATTCCATCTGTTTGTATAGCATCGCATCGTATTGCTTGATTTTGGTTTCCGCCGCGGTAAACGTGGCCAGCCCTTCATCGTTTTTGGCAAAGTAATAATTGTTCTCTGCCAACTGCTGGTTAATAGCTCGAGAAGCACGCGATGGTGACTGCGCCAGACGGCCGCCTGGGTTAACGCTCAGGGTTTTGTTAATCAAACCAAGACCAGCCAACTGCTCCTGATCCAGGGTTGTATTGAAAACCTGCGCTGCGCCGATGCTTTGTGGCGAGTCATTGCCTCGCAGGTTGCTGGCCACTGCTTCAGATACTGCGGCGCGTTGCCCTGCCCCCGCCAGTAATTGCGCACCGGAGCCGAGGATACCGCCCACCATCGCATCAACAGCCACGTTTGCCGCGCTTTCTCCCAGTGTACGGGTTTCCTGGGTGGCGCTGAGCGCAGCCTCAGACGCGATACCGCCTACGGCGTTGGCCAAAGCAAACCTGCCGGCAGTAGCTGCAATCTCACCGCCACGAACTACGGCACCTGCTGGGACAAACATTGATGCCAGGTTTATCGGATCAATAAGGCCCATAGCCAGACTGGAGATTGTTCCAGCGCCGCCGGTCTCCGCAAGGTATTGCCGGTCTTGCAACTGCCGATCGATACGGCTCTTTATCGCACGCGTCTCATCAGGGGATCCAACATCAATGAATGAATCAGCATAATCCTCATACCCCTTTAGGTCTGCTGCGTCGTTGTCAAAAGGGTTATACCCATCAACTTTGTCAAACTGGCTAAATGGCGCAGTTGCGATGAAGCTCCCAAGGGAGTTATCCAGCCGGAAAGCCGCATCACGTCCCCGCTGCACCTGCTGGTTATCGGTAAATGGGTTGATCGCCGAAAGCAACGACGGCGTTTCCATGTATGCTGCACTATCATCTGGCTGGGGAATGGCCTGGACATCAGCAGAAAGCAGATCGTCAGGTTTCATCTCATACGTTGGCATTATTGTCCCCCTGCTGTGATGTTGCTCGGCAATTGGTTAGCAATGCCGGTACCAAATGGTTTAGTGAGATCAGGCGGTGTGTAGCCCTGTTGATTGGTAAATGCTGGCTTCTGCTCTTCCTGTCTCGCCGCGCGAGCCGCGTCGACTCTCTGCTGCTGAACTCCCATTGTTTGCTTATACATTGGTGAGCTCTGTTGCTCAGGCTTGAATCTCAAAGGCATGCCATTTTCCCCGTAGTACGGGCGCACATCATCATAGCCTTCAGCATTCTTCTGGCGGAGCATGACGCTATAGCTCTGGTCGCGTGGCGTTACTGCATCAGGTATCAGGACTAAATCAGTGTCATCGCGCGTACCACCAAATGCAGACCCTTTAAGCACCCGCTTCTCTTCTTCCCATTGACCTTGGATCCAGTTACCAGAACCGTTCGTAACGCCATGCACGGCTTCAGGTGCATATTTCATCACCTCTTCTTTCCCGTTAATAGTCGATACTGCCCACACCTTTTTAATCATGGCGTTGGTCATGGCCTTGGCCTGATCAGCATCGCCGCCGGTCTGGGCAAAGTTAGCATCGTAAATGGTCTGGTAGTCGCGCTGGTACAACTGATTGGCCTGTCCTGCGGCGCTGATGCTTGGCGCGCCGAAGCTTGTCCACGATGGCGACAGGCTATTGATATTGTCCTGCGCTGCGGTGGTTCTGGCCTTGATGTAGTCTTTATCCCTGACCTGTTGGCTAATCATCTGCTTCAAGCGGTCGTCCTGCTGATAGACCTGGTTGTAGGCCATATCAACAGCTTTCTCTGCAGGCACACCAGCACGGTCATAGGCATAAACTTTCGAATAGAACGCCATGGCCCCCTTATCAACACCGGTGGCCGCCGCCGGATTGTTGTCGAAAATCTGCCCGTACATCTTGGCCATTGGAACAACGACGGCAGGATCGCGAGATGTAGCTCCTGCAGTGAGCATCGTCTTAATCTGCGTCGGCAGCATGCCAGATTTTGTGGTTATCTCAGCGACCTGGTTCAGGCTGTCGGCGTTGTTGATATTGAAACCAGCCGCAACTTTCCGATCAAAATAATGGTCTATTGCCAGCTGGTTATTTTTGTCTGTCGAGTCAAGCGGGAAGTTATTTTGCAATGAAGACTCAACGCGCATTGTGCCCTGGTTCTTTTCCCATTCCGTATCGAGCTGTTTAAACTTCGCCTGCATCTTGTCCCAGCGTTGTTGATTGGCTGCGAAGTTAGGCGCATTGGGATCTGATGGGCGCAGGCGCTCAAGCAAGTCTTGACGGCCGGCAGGCGACATGTCTTTTGCAGCCCCGATTACCCCGCCATAGCTCTGCTGATCCTGCAGGTCTTGCCATTGCCGCAGCCCTTTAGCTGGTCCATAAGCATTTATGAGATCTGCCTGCGTTGGCAATTGGCTAGGCTGCAATCCCTCATCAAAGGCTGAATATGCATCCTTCAGAGATGTGCCGAGTTGTTGGGCATACAGTGCACGCTGCTCGTTCTGTATTGATTGCAGCTGATTAATATATTGAGCTTGTGCCGCAGGACTGGCAGAGTCGAAAGCTATATCTCCAGTCTGTCTCTTAGACCCAGAAAGAGAAGTTAACCCCAATGCTGCACTAACCCCGGAATTTATTTGCTCGGCACTATATGGCTGGCTGCCATTTTCATGCTGGACAATCCCAGCACATAATGCGGCCAACGTACTCGGATTTGTTACATCGATCTGATCATTGGCACCAACACCAAGTTGAGCGCAAATAGCCTTGATGTAGGAATCGGTATCGTTCTCTTTTGGTGGCGCCCAGCGGGTGATCATCTCACTGACGGTATCCAGGCCATGCCGCTTATTGTACGCCAACAAGTTTTTACCCAGGGCGCGAATCCCGTGCTCAGGCGTTTCAAATTTGGCAAACCGACCATCGCTCCCGGCTTGGCCTTCCCACGGATTACTGTCGCTGGCTTCGATGTTACCGGGGTTGTTGTTGCGTAGCCCCCGCGCATCGGAAGAATTTCCATGCGCTGTAAATCGAGACGTGCCTCCAACATCCGACGGCTCACCATTACGGGCCAAATACTGCTGATATTTTCCAGTGGCCACGCGCGTTCTGAGAACACCAACCGCGGCATTCTCCCTGAAGTTGTTCCAATTCGACTCTATTTCTTCGTCACTTTGTCCGTGAGCTTTACCGTATGCGACAATCTGGTTCCCCCCTAAAGATAACGTGCTACCAATTGCTTCATTATCATCGAAGCTGTTTTCGGCCTGCGTTTGCAGGTTCGCCAGTAACCCCTGCTGCTGCCCTGCCTCAAACTGCTGACGCTGCCCAACTTCATACTGCCTCGCGCGGTTTGCGATCGGTTGGCCGGCGGCCGCGAACTGGTTACGGAACCGCTCTTTTACAGGACCGTCAGGTATTGAATCGAAAGCGGAACCGGCCATCTGGCTTAACTGCCCGGCCACCTGCTCTCCCTGGCCAATGGCATTAGCGCCCTGCTTTGTGATCAGACCGGTCTGCGGGTTATTAATCAGGTCATCGGCCTGCTGGTTAAACTGCAGTAGTGCGTTCTGAGCAAATGCTAGATCCTCACGCTCACGCTGCTGCTGATACACATCCAAGGCATTAGCGCCGACATCAGCCAGCGCTGTTAATCCGTTGCCCTGCGGAATTCGGAGGTTTTGCGTGTTTACAGGCGCCATCTCAGATTGTGACTGGCGTTGGTATACCGGTACTGTAGGCATCGCCCCCCCTTAGAATGTGTATGCGTTGGAGCCGTAACGGCTGCCGCGGGCACTGTTGAACATGTTATTACTGGATGATCCACCGCCAGAAGCTGCCGGCTTATTCAGCGCACCAGAGGATTGATAGGAGCCATATGCCGTTAATGCTGAGTTCAGGATGGTAGTTGTGGCCCCGAGGTTGGCAGCACTGCGGTCCATTTGGCCCTGCGCTCGGCTAACCCCTGCCTGAAAGTTAAGCCCGGCGCCCTGCCGTTCGGCGTTATTGATTGTCGTCAGCGAGTCGAGTTGCCCGCCCTGCGCAGTGTTGCCGAAAATATTCAGTGCACTGCCGCTGGTCATGTCTGTACCGGCTGCGCCGAACGCAGCCGCCTGCTGCCCCTGTAGTTGACGCGTCTGCTGGCGCTGCTGGTCAGCCTGAGCATTGCCGGTATTTATGGCATCTTTTGCGGCGATCTCTTGTGCATCAGCGTTGGCATTGGCAACTTTCTGGGCATTTTTACCTTGCTGCTGCTGACCGTACGCGCTGATAGCACCAACTACCAGGGCACCAACTGCAACGATGGTTGTTGGCTCACACATGGTCACCTCGTCTCATATCGAATCTGTGGAATGGAAGGCCTGCCCGGCCGACCGGCTGCGCATCGTGAATAGTGAAACCCATCCAATGCAGCCAGCATTTAGCCGCTGTATTGCGGGCGTCTACGTAATTTTCCAGCACCGGGTAATGTTGCAGGAATAACCGCAACACTGGCCGGCAGCGGCGCAAGAAAGTGGCCTGATACCGCTCAAGTAGGTCAGAACCTACCAGCCAAGGAACTCCGGAACCGGTGATAATGGAGCGCGGCGCCACGCCGAAGATGGTGACCACCTGGCCGTTGATCAGTCCGGCGAAGGAAAAAGCCGAAGTGCGCAGGGCCATCTCCAGCACTTGCGCCGGTGTCTTTCCGCTCATCGCTTCGAACTCGTCAACATCTGCCTGGCGAACGTGCGGCAGTAATGCCGCTACGTGTTCCAGTGTTGCCTCGACAACTTCAACCTTACGCACTAAACGCCCCCTACTGTTACGCGCGGGATGACAGCCAGAATGGTCATCGGTAGCGGATCGTCCTGCTTAACAATCAGCCGGCCATTCTTGCCCCAGTTGGCATCCAATTGTAATTCAATGGTTCCCGTCTTCGGTTCGACTGGTTCATCATAAAATTCGTCATCACGCTGGGCGTACTCGTAGAACGCGCAACCAGGTGTCGCCGCAAATACGCCGCGGGATTCATTGACCAACAGAGAGGCTTTTGTGAACAGTTTTTTCTTATCGAGCAGAGTTTCGTTTCCGTTAAGGTTTACGTCCAACGTTTCAATGACCGCGGCGATCGGCAGACCTGCATGCACTACGGCCCCGGCTTTCTCCAGGGTGATGCTGCCACCGGACACCGTCTTTTTAGGTTCAACGTTGGAATCGGAAAGTATGCTGACCGCCTGCCCCTCGAGGTGAGAAAGACCGGAAAATGTAGAACGTGCCATGCTCCAGGTGCTTACCGCAACACCTCGGAATATCTCAGGAACGTTACGATTACTTTGCGCCGTAACTTGGTTCCCATTGATAACGGCTAAAATTTCCAGCTTCAGGATTTTGTTATCATTGTCTTCGATGTATGGGTAATGGATTTCACTCCCTACATCACCAACAGAAAAATAACTTGGCCCAGATACTGTGAGCGTTAACTGATCTTGATATGACCAATCACCAGTGCCGCCGGTCAGTGTCATGGTTTTGCTGGCATCGCGATTCCTACCGTCATAGGTCAGTCCACAATCAACGAAAAATGCATCATCCATGTCGGTGTATAAGCGACTCTGCATACGCTCTATGTAGCGCCGCTGCTGCCCATTAATGGTGCGTTCAACCACGCAGTAGAGAGCATCCTCGGTATCCTCGGCTATGCTGCAGAGGGATTCATATCGGCCAGCCCCAGGGTGTAAGTGCCACGCTGCAACCTGCTGATCGCGTAGGTAAGTCAGCCCCAGCAACGCACCGTCATTGCGCACACACCAGACAATCGACATTGGTGTTATGGAAAAAGCCCAATCAGTTATCTGGAAGCCTGTGAAAAAGTGGTTGGCCAGAATGGTCAGGTCAGAACCTTGGAACCCATCGACGTCGAAAGAATAGGCCAGATCTCGCACCGCGCCGCCCTTCTGTTGGATGAACAGTGCGACGTTACTGATAGCGATGGGCTGCACGTGGCTGGCGCCGTTCTGCCCCTGGCTGGCAAACTGGAAGGCTGAAGGTGTCAGCGTGCCTTGCTGATTCCCATTTACCTTATATTCCCCACCGCTGGTTAATGCCACAAGCGAACCAACATCAATCAGGTGGCGGATCTGGTTAAGCTGGCGCCCGGCGTAGGTGTACGTAATCGCATCATCGTCAACGGTAGGGTTTGAAGTGCCGAAGTCTTTATAGTCACCGCTTCGGCTGGTCCATATAGTTTGTGGTTGGCTGCGAGATCCTGCAAATATTAGGCGCTGTTGGAAATAAACCACTGTTCCCGGGTATCCAGCATCTCCATTCCATGCATAGTGCGCCCATTTGTAAGTGGCTGAGTCTTCACCAACAACTTGCCCGGGAAGTTCAATCTCGCCATCCTTGCGGATCACTACGTCGGCGGTAGCCGTCAGACCATCGCCACTAACAGCAGTTATGCGACAAATACCGCGCCCAGAATGCAAATAGCGCCACTTGACGCCATAGGCATCAGAACCGGCAACGGCCCAGCCGTCCCAACTATCCCCAGTGGTATGTGAAGGTGCAACAGGCCCGGTATGGCTACGCTCACCTGCATCTATGCAGCGATAATAATTTTCCTGGTAGCGGCATAGATTTCCAACGGCAACCTGCTCACCAGTTACCCAACGTCCTACTGTGTCAACATTCTTCTGCTCCATGTAAAACAGACTGCCAACGTGCCAGCTCTTGAAGATAGAAGCGCTGGCCGTCAACGTTACCGTACCGCTGGTAGCGCTGGCGTAGACAGTGATCGCCTCATCAATATTGACGTTGGCGAACGGTCCACTGACCGTAACCACCAATGCGGTACGCCAATCATCATGCGCGTACCGTTGGATCTCCATCGGCGGGTAATTGGGGTGACAGACCGTCATCACGTCCGCGCTTTGCGTGTACTTCAGCAGATCGATATCGCCAGCAGCCCATGGCGTTGCCACATCTACCGGTTGGCCAACGCTGGCACCAGATGAGTAAACAACCTGAGCGCCATCCATGAACACGCGGAAATAGTGGTCGCCAACTTCGAGCACATAGGTTTGCTCGGTGTTGAACTGGAACGGGATCAGCCGGCACTTCCGATCGGGATATTTAGCCGGTGCCACATAGCGCGTACCAGGGCGATTCTCTACGCCACCATATTGACGGACGATGAAGTTACGGCAGCGCCGCAGTGACGTCTGGTATTTCTCCAGGTCAACGCGACCGTAAAGGCTCGGCGAAACTTCGCCGCCGGCAAAGGATGGCTGGATCAGGCTGGTTGTCATTATGATGCCCTCAGGTCAGAAACCTCAGACCACGGTGCAGGCGGCTCCTGGGTTTCGTTCATGCTCAGCGTTGAAGCCGATGAGATAGTGAGCTGATACTTCTGCTCTGCACGGTTCCCCATATTCGCATCGCCGGTGATTTGCATGGATATTTCGGCAGCGAGACGCCAGGCCAGAGCATCGCGGAATTCAGCGTCGAACATATTGGGGTCGGTGACTTTTGATACGTAGCGCAGCCATGCCTTTGGAAGATTGGTAACGATAAGCCGCCCGGTACCGTTCACATCTGAACCAACCTCATAAGGCACGCGTTTCTCTGGGGTGATGAAGCGCTGGCCATCCGGCGAAACGATGGCAACAATACGCATGCAGTCTGTCGGGTAACGGTAGCTATACTGCCAATCCGGCTGTGAGATACCCAGATCAGCAAGGACCACACGTTTAGTGGCAAAGCGCCAAGGGAAATCAGCAAGCACTGCATCCCGGCAATCCTCATAGAAAAGGTTGCATGCAGCGGCTTCTTTGCTCTTCTCGGTGAGGCTGGCGATCACTCGGCTGTTGCCAAGGCGTCCCAGCGCCACGTTGCATATCTGGATGACTGATGCCATTACTCGCCCCCGGCGTCGCCATAAAGAGTATCGGCAGCAGAACGCTGCGGCGCGGCCGCCGGTTCAATGCCTATGTCGGTGAATTGCAGATCAACGCTGCTTTCTGCTTTGTCGCCTTCAGTGCGCGTTGAGACAGACAGCACCTTCGCCACACCACCAACCGTAAGCATCTCCCCAACCTTTGGCAGTTGGATCCCCAGTTTTTCCAGCGTGTCATTGTTCAGAGTGAAGCGCAGTCCCCACGGGTATTCGTCGCGAGTCTCCGGCTTTCCGCCTTCGCTTTCGTAGGTATCGGTTCCGATCTTGAGGTTTACGGTTTTCATGCTAGGACTCCAGGGAGGAAAGGGGCCGAAGCCCCTATGAGGTTAAACGCCTAACTCTTTACGCTTTTCATCGATAGCAGCCTGCAACTTAGCCGCACCGGTGTTGAAGTGCGGTTTCTCGTTGAACAGCTCTTCATATTGCTGGCGAAGCGTTTCCAGGTTAGTGCTGTCGCCGCCGCTACCTTCGCCGCCCTCTTCCAGCAGATTGCCATCACCATCGATCAGTTGCAGGTTGTCGCCAGCCTTGCCGCTGTACTCAATAGTTTCGCCCTCTTCCAGCAGATGACCGTTGATGAACGACTTCCGTGTGACGCGGTACATTTTCGCTTGTGACATGTCACGCCCCATTAAACAGTGAGTTGGAAGGCGCTTGCGTAGCTGCGTTGCGCATCAGCATCCAGCAGCAGACCAGCAGTAAAAGCACCGGCGGTCAATGGGCCAGTAGCTACGGTGTAGTTAACGCGCAGGTAGCGCTGCACGCCGTGCGGAACAGTGCCGACGTAACGATAACCAACCTTAAGATCAGCAACGGCGATCGCACCTGTTTGCAGCAACGTGGTTGCACTGGCGAAATCGCTGGTCTTTGAAGTTTGCAGACTGATTGTCACAGTAGCCGAACCGCCAGCCGCGCCATTGGTTGCCACCTGGGCGAAGAATTCCACTGGGTAGCCAGGACCGATATCACGAACATCGTTACCGGCATATAACGGTCCGAGGTCGATAACGTCGGTAGACGGCGCGGTTGCCGTAACAGCCTGCGCCTGCGAGAACATATTGAGATAGTCGAGGATCATTTTGTCTCTCCATCAATGAGAAAGGAGAGCCGCACCCGGCGGCTCAGCCGGGATTAAGAAACCTGTGATTCAGTGCTCAGAAGAGCATCGCAGGTACGCACTGGCACGCCACGGAACGAGGTCCAGAAGATACCCTCGGTTTCTTTCACGGTGACCGCCAGTGAGGATTTTTCAGTCGCCTGGATGTCCAGGTACTCAGCCGCATCTCGGTTCATGTAGAACACCGCTTTACCCATCTGCAGGTTAGGAATGCGATGAAGCGCCTGAACCATCAGCTTAGCCAAGTTAGGGCCGTCGTCCGCACCAAGCTTGGTTGTGTCGATGTTGGCGATGCGCACGGCATAACGCCAGTCACGAACGGTCAGGCCGTTATCCCACTTGTAGTGGGTACGATAGCCTTGATACTGGCCGCCATTGGCATCTTTCAGGGTTTGCTCGCCAAGGTCGTTATGGCTCAATCCGGCTTTTTGTCCCTTAGGGAAAATGCCGTGTACGGTATTGCTGCCCCATACCACCAACCAGACAGAAGTCAGGTTCGAACCGGTGCCACCTGCATCAACGATGTTCTGCGCGTTCTTTGCAGACTTGTCGTTATAGCGAGCCGACAATCCAGTGAACCGCTGTGGGCTTACGCGAGTGTCGCCGTAGAAGATGGTTTCAGCCATTGCCTGGTTCATCGCTTCCAGGAAGGCGTTATCTTCTGACAGACGGAACTCGGCAGAGTTACCATTCAGATCGGCCAGAGACTTGTCAATCTCGGCATATGTTTCCAGCATGCCGGTGCTGTCAGTTACCTGGGCGGTGGTTGATTTGCTCGATGGCACGCCGTAGTTCAACAGGCGCCATGTTGCTGCCGGCAGACCAGTGCGCACAGTTGTGCGGTGACCAGTAGGCAAGTTTCCTTCAACAAACAGCATGTCGGTTAAGACAGGGTTTGTCTGCGAAAGCAGCTCTACGATGGTTGGTACTTTACCATCGGGATCGGTGCGCTTTGCCCAGTCAGCTAGCGTCAGCGCGTTAGTGCCTTTAATAGCCATTCGGTATTACTCCTTATTGCCGTATAGAATGTCGGCCGCGCTACGCTGACCGCCTTGATTTGGCATGACGAAGCTGTCTTCAGCCATCGACTTGCCGACTCTTGCACAGAAGCGAACTAGCGCCGGGTGGTTTCCCAGGCCGCTCGCATTCAGGTATTCACGCAACTCAGGGTTGCCAAACTGATCCAGCGCACGCTGCGCCAGTCCTACGCTGGCGTTGAACTTGTCGCCGCCGATCTCTTTGTCGGCCTTGACCTGCTCGCCCCAATCGGCAATCTGCTTGCTCCAGGCTTCGGCCTGTTGCTGCTGGATCTGCGGGTAGATGTCGACCAGCTTTTGCGCCTGTTCTTGGGTCAGGCCCAATTCTTTGGCGATTGGCTCGAACACGGCCAGGGCATTAGCGTCCAGGGCTTGGCCTTCAGGCGCAGCGAACTCGTATTTCTCCGGCGCTACTGGCTTCTTGTCCTTCTCCGCCTTATCAGCCAAATCCTTTTCTGCCTTCTCTGCAGCGAGTTCTTCTGCAGTTTTCTCGGTGGCCGGCTTCTCTTCGCCAGCCGGTTTATCGCCACTGGCTGCATCATCCGAAGCCGCACCGCCCGCAGGAGCATCTGTAGCAGCAGGAGCTGCGCCACCACCATCACCACCTTCAGGTGGAGCCTCATTGCACAGGCGGCGATAAATCAAACGTTCGAACAAATTCATGTGCGCCTCTTAGCTTGTTGCGATAATGCTGGCAGCGCGCAGGCTTGCCAGCAGCGCGTTGTATTCTGCCTGGGTTGGTGCTGCTGCGGCATCGGCTACTGCTGCACCTTGTTTAACACCGCCAACAACAGATGCTGTTGCGGCTACCGGCGCGAACGTAGTCGGCTTGCCGGTGATGTCGCCCCATGCAACAGACGAACTGCCCCCGTTCAATACCTCAACGACTTGCACGCCGCCGTCATTCCGGATCACTTTCTGGCGTTGTGTTGCCATAATTAGCCTCTCTGTCTTTCTCGGCCTCGGCGGCCATCTTTAAGTACAAGTCCGGGCAACTGCCGAACACGTCATTGAATAAAGCAAGGCCCGCGTTGCGATTGCCTTCCAGAAACATCGTGGTATTCGTGTCAGTACGGAACGTTGTTTGAAAGACACCAGCCTGAGTCAATAGGCCCCAGATGAATCGGCGGCCGATCTCAGTGCTCATAACCTGTTTCACGTCTTCCGCGTGGCGCTGCTGCAACTGTTCGCGAGTCATCATTGCGGCGCCCCTTGGCCTTGCTGCATGGCCTGTTGAATACTGGTCAGCAAATTAGGATCACCGGTTCCGGCCTGGCTGAGTGTCTTCGCAATATCAGCGGCACCAGTGCCCATCTGTAGGCTCTGCGCTGCCTGCTGCTGCTGTGAACGTTTCTCACGTTCTGCCTGTACCTGTTCATCAGATTTGGTAATGGTGGTAGGCACGCCAAGCATGTCCCCGTATTCATCGATCGCCTGATCAACATCAAGCTTGTCAGCAGCCTGCTGGAATCCAGCAGCGGCCATGTTCCCGATGAAGCCAACAAAGCGCTCGATGGAACCAATGCCCACCGCCTTTTGTGCCTGTGCCATCACACTGGTGTATTCCACGCGCAGCGGCTGGCCTTGAAGTTCTTCCGGTGGAGGCGGCAACATGCCGCGGCGGTTCATGATGTTGAAGATTCGATCGATCGCAGGGTCGAGCAGCTCATCATTCAGGCGGTCGAGCACCGGCCCGATCTGCAGCATCTTTTCGTCGCGCATCTCGTTGACGGCTTCGATCGGCATGCTGCGGGTGTTGATGTTGCTGAACATATTGAACAGCGGAACGAAGTAGCATTCGTTGGTGAGCTGGCGCCCGTCCTGAATGCTTTCGAGTAATTCGCTAATGCGCGGGTTAATTTCGTATACCGGCTTAAAGCCTTGGGTATCTCCGGCCCCGTTGTAATAGGTGACGTCCCCTGGAAGCAGCGACAGGCGTTCATTCTTCATCGAGCTTGGGGCCATCATCGGCGGGTTAACCAGCTTGTCGATCGCCTGGTCTTTGCGCTTCTGCTGTAACTGCAATGCCTTCACGCCGCCAAGCGCCAGAATGCCCGGACAGGATGAGCCGTAAGCATCCTCGCCGTTGATATCCCAGCGTGGAACCAAGATAGGCATTTCATCAAAGCCCGACTCGCTCAACAGCTTGTCGCCAGAACCACCTGGCTCGTAGTAAACAGAGCTGTATCGCTTGTTCTTCGAATTCAGCTTTCCGGTGTCGCGGTTAGTGTTTGGCAAAACCGCATGCACCACTTCGAACCATGTTTCATATGCGCCGGTATCCCATGCGGATTTAACGCTATCACTGACATTCTCCAGACCGAACTTTGCCACCAGTTGGCGGCAGGTCATGGAGAACTTGCGGAACACTGTGTCAACCTGCAGGCGGTCGCTGTTCGAGATGTAGTAACTCCCGATCGGCAGTACATGCGTGCGGATCACGTCTTCGTCATCTTCCAGTATGGAAATCGCTCCGGTGGCAAACGTTCCCAGGTAGCGATAGAGAACGGTCAGCGACTGGTACCAGTTCGATTTGTTCATCACGTCGTTCATCAGTTCAACGACCTGAGAAAGCCACATCTTTACCGGCCAGCTATCCATCAACTGTTTGTTCGGAGTGTTCAGGGAGAACCACGGACGCGTAGGGCTAGTGATGCCGGACAGCATGCCTGATTCGAGGGTCCGTGAAGCAAGTCCGCCGGTCGGATCAACAACCTTGGTGTTACGCTTATTGCGCCCGGCGTCGGTGGTAAGGAATCGCCCACAGTTAGGCAGGATGAAGTCGCTCAACTCTTTCCAGTGCGAGTCATAAGACGAACGCGCAGTAACGAGCTGCGATAGCAGCTTCTCCAGAAACTGCTTGCGGGATTCCTGTTCAGCCATGATTAGCCACCCAACAGAGTTTTGCCGGTAGTGCTGGCCTGCCCGGTCGCACCTTGCGCACCAGTGAGGATCGTGGACTGCTGACCGGCGGCAGCGCGTCGGCGGGCTTTGTCCTTGTCGGCAGCATCAACTACTGCGGCGTCCTGCGTTTGTGGCGCAGCCTGTACCTGTGGAGCTGATGAAACCTTTGGCGAACTCATGCACATGCGCGTAACCCTCCCAAATAATTACCAATTAAACCATATGATGTTTATTTTGACTATTTTGTTGACGTTATAATCAAAACAAATTACCTTTATGGTAATCATTGAGAGCGCAAGCCGAACCAGCCACTTAAACTTTTACACAGTATAAAACTGGTATCGGTGCTCTCGATGATCTATCGCGAAGCTTCATCCGAACTTAAACAGGTGCCTATTGCTGGGGAGTATGTCGGTACTTGGTGGATGTGACTTCACGATAGCTGGAACGTTAACACCCAGAAGCTGTGTGTACCACTTCTCCCGCATTGCGCGGGCATTTTTTTGTGTACAAAGCAACCTTGTTACATATAATCACATTCACACACAGACTACTAAAATGATAACCATGCTCGACTTTTTCAAAGATATTTTTCATGCTTTCAAGCAAAGTTCTTCCGAAAGAGTAAAAAACCCATTTCTTGGGGCTTTTGTCTTCTCATGGCTTGGATTTAACTGGCCTACCGTAGCTATCATTCTTTTTAGCAAAAAAGATATAATAGATAGAATAAATGAAGTTGACTCGAAATATGATGTTGGGCATTTTATTTTAGCTCCCTGCTTAACAACCATAATAATTTGCATTATTTTGCCTTGGGCAAACCAGATTTTCACTAAGCTTCAGAGCAAGCCAAATACTCAGACAGCCAAAACAATTCTAGATGGGAAAATAGATATAGCGGAAAAACAATTGCAGATCGCTGTTTTGGATGCTAAGAGGGCTACGACGAAAGAAAGAGAGATTAAGGAAATTGATAATAACATTCAATATATTATAGATAGAAATGACATACTGACGACAGAAAATAACTCTTTGAGAAATGATAACATTTCACAAAGCGCTTCCATAGCTGATTTAAGGCGGATAGAAACAAGCCTAAGGGAAGCAAACTCTAGCCTGCAAGAAGAAATAAAAAAATCCGCATTATCCGCTGCGACTCAAAAAGAAGTTATAAGTGATATGAGAGAAAATCTAAGTTCTCGAGAGTATAGAATTGAAAATCAACTTGCTGCCATTCAAAAATCAAAGGATGATTTGGAAATGGTTGCCAGAGAAATATCAAGGATAGATACGCCAGAAGCAAAGCGAGTAGTTAACTCGCTACTTAGTTATACTCAATCAATAACAAATGAAACTGAATAAGTTGATGGTTTTTTAAGAGTATGGGTCGTATTCTGTAACCACCCCGCCGCGCTTCTCACCAGGCAGAGAATGCTGGCGCTTCGTCACTGGAAAAGCGAACGTCAGCACGAAGGCATCACCGCAACCAGGTGAACGGGCCAACCGCTCCTTCACCTTCTCTTTCGGCTCCAGCACGATTTTCCCGTCTACCCTCACCTTGTACTCAGCCGCGGATAAGTCCTCTGCTGTCTCGCGTTCGTCCAGCGCGCCGCCGAGCTTTAGCCAGGTCTTGGCGTTGCTGTACATCTCACCGCGCTTGTTCAGCATCTGCGGGTCACTCGATGCGCTACCGAATGGCACCAGCGTCCATGAGCGGCCCCAGCCCGTACCAACAGAGTTAATACCGGTGCCATAACCAAAGTCGATGAATACAGCATCAGCCTGATACTGGTCTTCATAATCGGCGATGCGCTTGGCCATGATCAAATCGTCGGTTGTCTTGCTGCCGCGCCACAGCAACTTGCAATGCAGACCACGCCGCATGTAGATCACCGCGTCATCAGCTCCGGAATATGCCGGGTCAACGCCGATGATAGTCGGGGCGTGAGCAACGTCTCGTTCCGTAACTACGCGCGCCAGCGCAGCATCAGTGAGCCCTGTGGGGATAAACTGGGTTTCGGACGCGTCAGGGAAGATGCCACGCACACGCACTTTGAAGAAGTCGCTATCCTCGCCGTTATCCTCTTCCCACTTGGCGATCTGTTCTTTGTTTGTGCCTTCCACTGTGCGGCTGTCGATCTGCTTTCCCTTCCAGCGGTGGCGGAATTTGCGGAAGCACTCGCGGAACCGGCCCATGTTGCGCGTCGGGTTTCCGAACGCCACCCAGATAATTTCTGTTCCCTCATCCGTCAGCGCACCCTCGGCAACTTCCCACACCAGATCGGCAATGTTGGACGCCTCATCGAAAATCAGGATGATGCGCTTGCCCTTGTTGTGCAGGCCGGCGAATGCCTCGGTATTATTCTCTGACCACGGAACGGCGTCGGCGCGCCACGATTTGGCGTGCGCTGGGTCATTCGCATAGATAGCGGTGGCTGTGCAGTTAAACCAGTCGTTCGTGATGGATAAGCGCTGCCACTTGGCGATCTCCGGCCAGGTTTTGGTGCGTAACTGGTTCTCGGTGTTGGCGGTAACCACCACCTTGCAGTCCTCGCATGTGTCCATACCCCATTTCACCAGCATAGAGATCCAGGCAGATTTGCCGATTCCGTGGCCGGACGCGCGGCAGATTAGCAGCGGTTGATGCCGAGTATGCGGGTTTTGAAGGTGGGCGCCGATCTCGTCAAATGCCTCTCCCTGCCATTGTCGCGGCCCGGCAGAGTCGTGCAACTCGGTTCCTTCCTCACCCCATGGGAATGCATAGAGCGCGTAGCCGTGTGGATCATGCGTAAAGCTAGCGATATCCTCAACCAGTTGCTGCTCGAGTAGTTCTTCGTCATCGCTCACTTTGTGTTTTTCTCCAATGCGCGCCGGCGGGCATTAGCCATACGGTCAGCCAGGGTTACGTTAACATTGACGTCCATCCGTTCTTTGAATGCCTGGACATCGACGTGCTTACCGATCAGTTCGAGGTTCTTCACCTTGTCCGGCCACTTAATCTTCTTCAGCATGTTCTCAAGCGTGGTTTCATCAAAGTTGGTGATTGTCGTGGAGATGTCCAACCCGCTTAACGTTGTGCGCCACACCTTGGGCCATGCACTGATCGGCTTCAGTCCTCCGTCATCATTCAGGATATCCAGCACATCCATCTGGTCGATTTCAACAAGGCGTTTGAGCACGTAGTCGGCGTCGATCTTGGTACGTTTGTTCCTGTGCTGCATCAACTCTGCAATGCGCTCTTGCACCTTCGGGGTGCCCATGTTGCGCGACGCGGATACGGCCGCATTCTTGTAGCCAGCAGCGGCGGCAGCCGCTGTCTGGTTATCCGGGTTCTTGATGTACTCTTGGCAGAAACGTTCCATCTGCGCGTTAAGTTTACCGTCTTTAGCCATAATAATTACCTCCTTGGTAACATCATAACACGCAGTGAAAAACCGCCAAGCGGAGGACGTTGTGCTGTGCGACTTGCCGTGACACGTCACGCTTTATCATGTGACACGTCACAGCGTCTTTAACATCAGGTCACGCCATATCTGAGTTTGGCCGCAGGCCGCTTCGCCATTGCGGAAGCATCCACCGGACGGGCCGGGCATCGATTCGCCGCACTGGCATTTGTGGCTGGCCAGTTCAGCAATCTGGCGCTTTAGCTGGTTGATGTCCTGCACTGCCAGCAGTTCGAAATATTCATCGACGCTGTACGGCTCTTTGCCGGGGCGCCTTGCCGCGCAATTCGCCTGGATCTGCTCGAAGATGTGATCGCTAACCTCGAAGGTGATCCGGTGCCGACCGCTTGCAGCGACGCTGCTCGCCGCTTCTCTTTCACGTTGGCGCTGTGCTCGTTTACGGTCGCGGGCATCGACCCGGCGCTGATCTTCACTTTTCATTGCCGCCCTCCGGTGCTGCTGCCAGCATTGCGGCGCGGCAGGCGCTCCACAATTCATCAGCAAAAAGGCATGCATTGTCACCGCACGCTTTACTTAACACAGCGTACGCGGCATCAGGCATTTCATTCGGCACTGCTGGCGCTAGCGGGGCGGTGAACAATGGAATCACCGCATCACCCATCGGCTCAGACCATGTAACTAGGCTTTTTTCGCCTTCCTTTGCGTATGCCAAGGTCTCTTCGCTGGCGTACAGCACCGGCTGCGCCCCCCGGTTAACCGCCCGCACCATGTCGATCAGCTTGCGGATTGTTGCGCCAGTGCCGCCAACATCCTCCAGTTTGCAGAGCAATTCGAATTCAGCTTCCTGGCTGCCTGATGCCTCAGAATGCACTGCGGCCTCATAAATTTCCTGCATCGCCTCGGTCGTTAGTGTCTGTTTCATGCATCCCCCTTAACGTGGGCTGTTATATTTTTCCCGCAATCACAGCAGTAGAAAGCGTTACCACCGCGTATTTGCCGACAGTGCTCACCTCCGGATGCATGCCCTGACCAGTCGTAAAACTGTTTAAAATCAACAATCTCTTTCGTGTGAAATCCGTTTTCTCCGCCACACTTCGGGCATTTATCAAGCCCTGTTAATTCTGGAATCGCCATGTCTACTCATCCCCCTCGACCTTGAAACCCTGACGCCGCAGATAAATGGCGCTTTGTGTTATCCCGTCGTTAAGACCTTCCGTGTATTCGGTATCGTTATCGCCGTCACCGCATAACTCAGGCAACCGCACCGGCGTAGCCAGCTTGGCTTGTAGTTCCCAGGACTCCTGCGCTAAACCTAGATTCCAATCTCTCAGTCTTGCGTTATAGGCTTCCAGCTCAGCAATGCGCTTAATTTTCCCATTAAGGTCTTCAAGTACGCTGTATCCGTACCCGCCTTGCTCGAACTCCAAGTTAGCTATGCGCTTATCCTTCGCTTCCAGCTCTGCCAGCAGGGCGGATACGTACTCTTGCGAGTAGAGGAAATCACCGAAATTCACCGCTGATAGGCCGTCCATCGGCTGGAAAAATACTCCTGCCGGAGAGTCAATTCCCAGCGGGTAATATTTTCGAATCTCCGCCACCGGCTTGCTCAGTTCGCTCAGCTTATTGTCCATCAGGCACGCTCCTGCAATTTAATCCCGCTGCAATCTAAAAGCTCCGCAACCTTCTCCATGCCTTCATCGAATTCACAAAACTCGATAGTTCCAGTGAATGCAGGGTCTTCCCCTGCCGCGGTTAATTTCCGCATGGATTCTTCAGTCAGATAAACGTACCAGTAGCTCCAATCCTCTGGCCCGGCGCGGTCGTATTCCATTGTCGCTTCAAGCCCTTTAGCCTTCAGGGCTGCAGTAATTTTTTTTCTGGTGCTCATAATGCTTTCTCCTGGGCTTCATCCCGCAGTGCTGCGTTTTCAAAAGCTATGCGCTGGCGAGAAAGATAGAATCCGTCCGGCACAGACCAGCTTCGAGTTTGTGTTACAACCCAGTCGCCGGAGTGTTTGCATTTGCCTTGAAACTGGGTATTACTGAGCCAGTGCGGCATTCCCATCACATGCCGCGCCGCTCTGTTACTCTTACGTTTAGCCATGCCCCACCTCCCTAGCGCTGCCAATAGGCCATGTAGCGAACTCGCCAGCAGGCAGTTCATCGGTCACATCCCGCTCAGCCCAAGCCAAGAACTTCTCGCGACTGACTGATGGGTAATGTCGCCCGAAAGAAACGGATGGGCTGTCGTATTGCACGGTGGTAGCGCCGATATGCAGGATCGTTCTGTCGTTAACCAACCCCATAGTGTTGCGTGGGCGCTTGCCGCGATAGGTTCTACCGCTCTGAAGCTTCAGTTCATTTGCTGGCATCACGCACCTCCACACGCTTTGTTCGAACGTTGTCTATGAAATCACGGTCTGAATGCCGGTAATCGAGTATCTCTTCTGGGATCTTGATAAATTTCCCGTCACGGTCTTTTGCGCTAATGATTACCGCATGAACAGCGCCATTTAGGCTGGTATCAAACGAGTCGCTATATTCATGAAGCAGGTCGGCCATTTTTTGTTGCCACTCTTCCGGCATTGCCTCCATCAGTACGCGTGGTAAAACACAGAAACTCGCTCGGCTGAGTCCGAACCATGTTTGAAGATTTTCTTTCGCTGGCATCACTGGGTGCTCTTTCATTTGGCCTCCAATTGCTTCAGTGCTTCACGTACAGCATCCAGAATGCGTTCAAGGTATTGGTATTCGTGGTTAGGGACGGTTGGCCATTTGGCGTACCAAGGATCATCACCAAGCAACTCATTAAGCACAGAGCCATGAGTCCAAGAGCAGCAGTCTTCTTTGACGTTTCCGCTGCACTCTGCTGATTCCCACATATCACGCGCTTTTGCGTGGTCAATTTCACCCGAACGGCGAAGCTTGCAGATTTCAGACTTAACAAACTCAGCGTTAGCGTCGTTATCGTCATCAACTTCACTTCTCAGGCTTGGTGCGAAATTGCCGATCAGATAATCATTCGACACACGGATGAAAAACTGCTGAACGGTATCGCCACCCATCGCAGGCCAAAATGATGTCCATGCCTTTCCGTAACAGGTAATAGTGATCCGCCCGCGCCCTGGCTCGTAGTTCTCAGCCATAACGCGGATAGGATCGAGGCGTTCGACCTCTGTGATTTCGAGGCTCTGAACTTTGGTTTCAGTGACCTTCATTTGGCCTCCCGCAGCGTGCTGGCGAAATGACGCGCCAGTCCAACTTCATGCTGATAGCAGTGCCGCCCGTCGATCGGTGAATCAAGGAAGTCGGCAAACCTCTCCACTCCCCGCGCTTCGATAGCGGCAAGGGCGGCGGAGGTGGCTGGGGTTTCGTCTTCGTCTTCAATAATCTCCGCTACAACGTCATCGTGATATGTGTCGATGTCACACCAATGGACATCAACGAAATAGCCTTCAACGGTAGATTCATGACCCCGCAGATAGCCAAGATTGAACAGTTTTATGCTGCGGGACTTCAGCGCCGCATTCTCCACAGCCAGCGCATCGCGCTCAGCCTTGAGGGCTTCATAGCTCATCGGTACTGGCTTATCAGTTTTTATATCTTGATTTTCAAGGTTATTTTTCATTATCAAACCCTTATCTGTGTGTACGTTGTTGCAGTTCTTCCAGCTCTTTGCAGTCGATGCAAAGCCGGACACCTGGCACGGTTCTGCGTCGTGCTTCTGGGATTTGTTCGCCGCACTCGTCGCATTCATGCGCCGCCGGCATTACTGTTCTTTTGGTTGCTGCATCGAGCTGCGCTTTCAGGTACATCTCGGCGCGTTCGTTGGCCTGGTCGATGTTGTCCATGGTTATGCCCCAATGCCGTGGCGGGCGATCAGCAGCGCGTCGGCTACGGCTTGGCCTTTTGCTTTCTGGTCGAGGATCCGCAGTGACGGGTAAAGCTGAATTGCCCGGCTGCGTGCCGCGTCTTTGTCGCTACCGATTAGGCCTGCTGTTTTCTTCCAGGCTTGCGGAGTCACCAGGCTGTATGGAACCAGCAGCCCCTGCAAGATCCCTTCAACTACACCGGCGGCGTGCCCAAACGTGAACATACTGCTGACGCCCTGCCCTGGCATTGCGCCGACTTGTTCCAGGAATGCCTCTGCACCAGTCAGGTCAAAAGCACGTAGGAACGAAGCGATAGCGGCTCCGTTAACACGGGTCTTTGTGCCGACCTTGACCGTTGGCGTCAGAATTGCGTTTTGGTACGTGCCACCGGAATTCAACACGACAATTGCGCCTGAACACCCTGGGTCTATGCCAATGATTACTTTGCTCACTACCCACTCCTTAAATCACCATTTAGGTAATCATTACCAATTAGGTAATTATTTGCAACTAAAAAATAGCGATTGCTCTCACAATTCGCACATGCGCTAAAACTCTCTGTACGAGCAGTGGTTAAGATTTACCTCTCAACCCATCTCGTTATATGCCTAAGTGTCACTTAATGGATTCTGCCCACCGTAGCCGTAAGAATTTCAGCATTTCAATTCGTATTTGGTTTACCGCTACGCAATCGCTTGAGCATTTCCATTGCGGCTGAGTGTCCTGCGCCTGGTGCCCCCCGTTTCATCTCAGATACTTTTTCGGATAGTAACGGCACCGGCTTGGGTATCGTCTCCCCGGCTCTGACTTTCTCGGCCCAGCGCTTCAGGTGTTTATCAGCACGGCGCTCTAATTCCACTTCGTTCAGGTTCTTCTGGATCATTTCCCGGCGCAGATCGCAGATAACCCAGTACAGAACATCATGGCGCCATGGGTAGGTTTCCGCGCAGCTATGCAAATACTTGTTCCGGTTGTACTTCCGAAACTCTTCCATCACGTCGTCTACAGTCAGGCCAAACATATTTGCCGATGATTGGCTAACGATCGCCATGAAATCAGCCAGGTCTGGTGCATAGCTGTTTCCATCCCAGCAGCGCTGGACACATGCGGCTATCGCCTGCTGGATCTGTTGGTCAGTGAGCGCTGTAATCGCCTGCTTCCAAAGTAACGACGGTGCCCTGCCGTTCTTCGCCGTCCACCGGTCCGAATAGATCTCCATCATTCTCATCCAGAATTTTGCGTATCTGGCTTTCGCTAAGTCCGTCTTCTCGCAGTTGCTCTGTGAGTGCTGCGTATACCCCTTCGGCGGCGTTCCCGCGCCAATGTCCAGTTGTCCCATCAGGTCGCTTACCTGTTTCATGGTTTTTTACTCCTGTCGTTTTACGGGCGCGGCTCATGAGCACGCTGCGTGCAAGTTTCTGTTCCCACTGCGCTTGGTGGAACGCCTTTCCCTCAGGTTCCCAGAAGCCGATAAATTCCTGCAACTCCTCCGGCGTCACCGGTTCGGCGATACGCATCCCCCAGGTAGCAGCCATTCGTTGAAAGTCTGCTCCGGGTTGCCATCCGTTTTGCATTGTGAACTTGCCAAAGTTATTCCCGTTCATTGGGAACGGTGGCGGCTCGTCTTTCGGGGGATCACCTGGCGGTGAATCTTTCGCTCTCGCGTTAGAGTGGGGTTTATCTTTTAGATCTTCTCTTCTCTTCTCTTCTCTGGTCGTCATTTTGTCCGTTTGTGATGCGGACATTTTGCGGACGTTCCTTTTTCGTGCTGCATCCTGTGCGCGACGCTTTGCAGATTGCCCGTTATGCTCGTCAAATCTGGGCATTACGAGGTTTTCTCCGTCAACTTCCAGCCAGCCTACAGCCATCATTGCTCGTGAAAATCCGGGAAATCCGATCATGTCATCGAGCGTTTCAGGACTGTAGCCGTCAAGGAAACCGTCAACAGAATGGACATCGAAAAGACACCATGCGGAATGTAGTCCGCCAACTATCCGAAGTCTGTCCGCTTTCAATGCGGACGCCATGCGGACAATTTTCGGATGCGTATGGAGGTCTGAGCGCATCTTGATCCAGTCACCGGCCATCAGCGCACCTCCGCGACTTTTGCCCTAGCTTCATGGATCAGCTTTTTGATGTGCTTACGGTAGACGGAAGAATGTTGCGCGGAACACTCGACGCATACCCCGTTACTCGTAAAGCGCTCAGAGTAGTGACCATTACGGCAAGGTTTACCAGTATAGAACCGGAGTTGACCGAGATTTATGGCCTCGGCCCGGGTAACAATTTTCATTCATAGGCCTCTTTTACTGTCGTCAGTGATGTAAGAATGAACGCAAAGCAAAAATAGATCAACCATAAATGGATTTTTATTACCAAACCTGCGAGACCAATAAAAAAGGGCCGCATAAGCGACCCTGGTTTCGGTGAGGGTGGATCAGTAGAAGAACGAGACCAACTGCGGTTTTGTCAGTTCAGGCTTGCGTTTCTTACACGCCTTAAATAGCTGATCCATTAACTTTTTCTTTGGCATGCGCGTGCGGCGCTGCGTATGCGTCATGATGTAGTGTGCGGTTGTCCCGGCCTCTTCTGCAAACACATCGCGCTCGTCTTTGCTCATCGCCAGCCAGAACTTTTTGAAGTTGAATGGCTCCATTGTGCTGCCTCATTTCTGGAATTTATCTTGCAGATAATTACCTAAATAGTGCAATTAGGCAAATTTATTACCTTTTAGGTTCGTTTACCATTAAGGTAATTTTGTTTTAAATACAGGCAGCAAACAATTCAACGGACTGTGTAACACACTATGAAAAGCATTAACGACATCCGCCGCGAGAACCTCCGCGACATCATTAACCGTGATTTTGACGGCCGCCAAGTTCGCCTGGCTGAACGGCTGGAGATTAATGCCAACGTGATCAGCCGTTGGCTTAAGCCGCCGACAGACAAGAACCATAAAGGCATTGGTGACAGTGTGGCCCGCAAGATAGAGGTTGCGTCCAACAAACCTAAATTTTGGCTCGACCGCGACCACATGATGGCCCTGGCCGCCGGTGCGGAGCCAGCCCAAGAAGAAACGGAAATTGGCGACATCGTAGCCACCAATCTTGAACTTTGGATGAGCAACAACCGCGAGCTTTCCAGCCAAGCTAAAGTTGGTGCAGCTGCAGGCGTCGGCCAGTCCACGGTTAACCGGGTGCTGAGCCGTGAAGGCAATATCACCATCAACAGCCTGGAGGCTATCGCCGGTGCGTTCGGCCGCCGTGGCTATGAGCTGCTGCTCAAGCCGAAAGACCCAACCCTGATTAACTATGATCGATCACAGTTTGCGCAGCTATCCGCCGAGGATAAGGCCAAGATCGAATCGTTCATTGAATTCGTGATGCAGCAGGCCCGGCTATGACAGAGAAAAAATCCTTCAACCTGGCCAGCCTCGATAAAGATGACATGGACAAGGTGAACGTAGATCTTGCCGCGTCTGGTGTTGCTTACAAAGAGCGCATGAACCAACCGGTTATCGCTGACCAGGTGGAGCGTGAGCAGCCAGAGCACCTGCGCGATTATTTCCGCGAACGCGTGGCGCATTACCGTGAAGTAAGCAAAAGATTACCAACCGGCTCAGCACCGGTTTACCTCCAAATGGCCGAAGCCAACGGCAAGAAGTAACACCCATACCCTTTCCTTCCAATAAGTTACCGCTATTCGGCGGTTAACCACGCCCAAATAATTACCATTTTGGTAACTTTTTATATTTATAGCTATTGACCAGCAGCCGTTTATGGGTAATTATTACCTAAAGACGTTACCAATCTGGTAATGACGCTCTTTAACAATCAGACAGGAATTGAAGCACCGCGATGATGCGGTGACATTGCCGGGCATTCCCGCGCATAACCACGTCCATAACAGTTACCAAATTGGTAATTAATTGAGGTTAAAGATGATATCTCAAACCATCAACGGGATTTACTGCGTGACCGTCTGCGGCTGTGTCAGTTGGCGGTTTGCAGATTTCAATGAAGCCCTGCACTGGGCATTTACAACACGTGTCGCGCTGGACGCGGCAACTCAATTAGAGGTTGCACACAGATGAGCGAAGAAAAACAGCTACCAGCTATCAGCATTACCCCAGAAATGGCCCCAGCAATTTTCATTACCGGCGGCCTTGACCAGTTTCTATCTCAAATCAGGGAAGCGGTTAACGAGGTTCCAGACCTAAGCACAAAGAAAGGACGCGACCGTGTTGCGTCGCTGGCGGCGGCGGTATCAAGAAGCAAAACAGCGGTCGAAAAGCCGGGCCGCGATTACCTACGGCAACTGAAAGAAGCAGTTAAACCGGCAGAGCAGGAAATTAAACGCTTTGTTGATGCATGCGATCAGCTTCGTGACACCGTCCGACTTCCTCTAACCGAATTTGAGAACGCAGAAAAGCAACGCGTTGCCGACCTGCAGCAGCGACTGGCGGAACTTCGTGAAAGCGCCAACGTGGTTGATGAACTTGGCAACGTTCCACCCGCTGCAGACATAGCTTCTCGACTGGAATCGGTTAAGTCCACAGCGATCGATGAGTCATGGCAAGAAATAACAGCCGAGGCTGGCGTGGCAAAGGATGCCGCAATCACCAAGTTAGAAGTTGCTCTGAAAGCTGCCCAGCAGCGCGAGGCGGAAGCGGCAGAACTTGAACGCCTGCGCGCCGAGATGGAAGTTGCTGCACAGCGTGAACGGGAAGCGCAGATCGCCAAGGACGCGGAGGAGCGTGCGCGCCGGGAAGCCGAAGAAAATAGCCGTGCGGAACTCGAAGCGGCGGCAAAGCGAGAAGCAGACGCTAATGCAGCGGCACAGCGTGCCGAGCGTGAACGCCTTGAAGCTGCGAAACGTGCTGATCTGGAAAAGCAGGAAGCTGTTGAGGCGGAACGCGTCCGCGCGCAACAAGCTGAACAGGCGCGATTGGCAGAAGAGAAACGCATCGCCGACGAAGCAGCAGAGAAAGCTGCCAACGTTGAACACCGCCGGGCAGTTAACCGCAGCGTAGTAGCTGGTCTGATTGCCGCAGGCGTTCCAGAAGACTGCGCAAAAAAATGCGTTGAAGCCGTTGCCCGCATGCAGGTTCCTCACATGACCATCAATTACTGAGGTGTTTATGAACGCACAACAGGCTGTCGATATTGAAAAAATCGTTGCCGCCTTCACCGAGCAGGACAACGAAGCCGTTTATGCAGAGGTTGAAGCTCTGGATAAGAAGGTGCCGATCCACGGCTTCACCGCCTTCCTTAAGCAGTACCTACCTGCTGACGTAGACGCCGAGGTGTTGGAGCTGGGCACCGACTCAACCTATTACCAAGAGTTGGCAAGCGCAGCAATATGGGATTGCCTCACTGAGCTGGTGAAACGCCAGCGTGCTGCGGAAATTTACCGCCGCAGCCATCAGTTTGATGAGGTGGCCTGATGAAAACAGGCATCTACCACGATATTTCAAACGAGGATTACCACGCTGGGGACGGCGTGAGTAAGTCCCAGCTTGATCTGGTCGCCAAGAACCCGGCCCTTTTGCAGTGGATTAAGTCGGCCCCGGTCGACACTGAAAAGCTGAAAGCGCTGGATATGGGAACCGCCCTGCACTGCAAATTGCTGGAGCCGGACGAGTTCAGCAAGCGGTTCATCGTTGCACCGGAGTTCAACCGGCGCACCAAGGAAGGCAGGGAGGCCGAGGCAGCGTTCCTGAAGGACTGCGAGCACACCGGGAAAACGGTCATGGACGCCGAGCAGGGCCGGAAACTTAACCTGATGCGCGATAGCGCGATGGCCCACCCGGCGGCACGCTGGTTACTGGAAGCAGAAGGCTATTGCGAATCGTCATTCTACTGGACTGACCCGGAAACCGGCGAGTTATGCCGGTGCCGGCCAGACCGGCACCTGAGTGATCACCCGGTGATTGTGGACGTGAAGAAGGTTGCAGACATGGACCGTTTCGCGCGCCACATCGAGGAATTCCGCTATCACGTCCAGGATGCCATGTATCGCGATGGATTCCAGCAAGTGACTGGTGAAACTCCCGGATTTTTCTTCCTGGCCGTCAGCGAGACGATCGACTGCGGCCGCTACCCGGTACGCGTTTTTGAACTCGACGCAGCAGATGTAGACGAGGGCCACCGACTCTACCGCCGGGATCTAAATACCTATCACCAGTGCCGCATCACCGATGAATGGGGCGGCGTCGAAAAAATTCAACGCCCAGCATGGGCGCGCAAACAGGATCAATTATGAGCAACCAAATCACAACCATAGATTCTCCAGTAAGCAATTCCGTAGCCGGTACAGCAGCAACAATATTTAGCCCTGAAGGCCTTAACCAGTTGATGAAGTTTGCCGAAGTAATGGCACAAAGCAGAGTAACGGTGCCAGCACACTTAGCCGGAAAGCCTGCTGATTGCATGGCAGTGGCAATGCAGGCAGCACAGTGGGGAATGAACCCGTTCGCGGTCGCTCAGAAAACCCACGTTGTAAGCGGAACATTGGGCTACGAGGCGCAGCTAGTAAATGCCGTCATCACAACAATGTCACCAACCAAAGACCGCATTAATTACGAGTGGTTTGGACCTTGGGAACAAGTGATCGGAAAGTTCGTGGAAAAAACCTCACAAAAAGGTAACGCCTACATTGCACCAGCATGGACGCTGAAAGACGAAGCCGGATGCGGTGTAAAGGTTTGGGCAACGATGAAGGGAGAGGAAACTCCACGCGTACTGGAGCTTCTGCTGTCTCAGGCTCAGGTAAGAAACTCCACGCTATGGGCAAGCGATCCCAAACAACAGTTGGCTTACCTTGCCGTTAAACGGTGGTCACGCTTGCATTGCCCTGATGTGATCATGGGAGTTTACACCCCGGATGAGTTGGCAGAAATGCCACGTGTTGAACGCGACGTTACCCCGCCAGCCACAAGCGCCGCCGGGCTGAACAGCCTGATCAACTCCAAGCCAGCAGAAAATGAAATCAAAACAGTGAATCAGGATGAGCGATCACCTGACGATTTGCTTGCAGCCTTTACCGAAGCGGCCACGAAAGCGGCCAGCGTGGAGGAGTTGGACAAGGCCTATAAGTACGGCGCCCGCGTTCTGGCCAGCCATGAAGAACACCTGCAGTTGGCCACCGACGTTTACAACGTTCGCCGCGATGAAATGAACGAAGTCCCTATGTAACCCACCGCCGCGGGGCTTTCGCCCCGCCAAAGGAGCAACCATGAAAGCAGCAATAGATAAAAAAGAACTCCTCAAGATGGTGCCATTGTCCTGGTACACCATCAATGCGTTGGAGAAGGCCGGTGAATTCCCTACACGATTTGCAATTACGCCAGGCCGCGTGACGTGGAATAGCGACGAGGTAGAGGCTTGGCTTGATGTTCGACAGAAGGCTGGAACAGGAAAGAAACCAGCAAACGCGCCAGATGTTCGTAAACGTAAATACCGACCAGTACAGGAGCGTGCAGCATGAATATCAAACGGCATCTGATGCGTAATGTGTGGGCCTATATGTTGGCCGGTTTGTTCGTATTCTGGTTCTTATTGATCGGCATGGTAGTTCTCGCCGTTAAGTTGGCGGAGGTGATCAGTGGGTGAACGACATTACGATCTCATAATGGCAGATCCGCCGTGGAGCTACGGCAACAAGATTAGCAACGGGGCCGCCGGCAACCACTACAGCACAATGACGCTGCAGGATTTGAAGCGTTTGCCAGTCTGGTCAATCGCAGCAGAAAACAGCGTATTGGCAATGTGGTACACCGGCACACATGCAGAGCAGGCGAGGGAGCTGGCCACTGCCTGGGGTTTCGACGTCCGGCAAATGTTCCTTTTCACCTGGGTGAAGTTCAACGAACTGGCAGAGCGCACCATCAACGCAGCGATCGATGATGGCCTGGTCGATTTTTACGACTTCCTCGACCTGCTTAATGGAGTGACTAGGATGAACCCGGGCAACTACAGCCGTGGGAACCAAGAATCAATGCTCGTTGCTGTGCGCGGTACCGGACTCGAACGCCGGGATGCATCGGTGAAACAGGTGATTTACGCACCAATTACGCAGCACAGCGCTAAGCCATGGGAGGTCCGGCACCGGCTTGAGCGGCTATATGGTGACGTGTCACGAATCGAACTTTTCAGCAGGGGTGACGCACCAGGCTGGCACCACTGGGGCAACGAATGCCCGCACAATGACGTTGAGCTGCTCCCCGGCGGATTCACAACACCGCAACCAGTGAGGATCGCATCATGAAGCACAACCGAGACCACGTTATGCAGATCGTGAAGGACCACGAAAATATCGGGCATGCTCAGATCAAGGAACTCTACGAGAAAAAGCATAAGCCAATATCGGCACATGCACTCAGCCGCGCGCTGGCCACACTGGTTGATTACCAGTTAATTGAGCGAAAGCTGCACGGCAACCAGCCATGCACATACGCGTTTATCGGTGGCAAGAGCCGGTTTTCACAAAGCCCTAAAATTACTTTGTTTGATCAGTGCCTGGCCTCTGTCAACGCTCGACAAAATTGTTAGTTACCTATCCCCTCTCCGCTTCGATCCACCCATCCACCATATTGGCCCACTGCTGCAGCATATCCCGGCGCTGTTCGGCGTACTCCGCTTTGTTGTACACCGCACGGACGCCGCGCTGCTCATGGGCCAAACACTTCTCAATCCAATCCGTATTAAATCCTTCTTCATGCAGTATCGTGCTGGCCGTTCTACGCAGGTCATGCACGGTGAAATGCTCAATATCTCCACCTGCCTCGCGTATCTTCTCGTTAGTAGCATTGATCACCCGGTTAAGCGCTGAGTTGGACATAGACTTTCTCGGGTTATACCTGGCTGGCAGTATGTAGTCAGATCCGCATGCAGACACCTGCAGCGCTACCATAATATCGAGTGCCTGCTGGGATAGATAAACGACATGGGGACGCGATGCCTTCATCCGCTCCGCCGGTATCGTCCAGCGCGCCGAGCCAAAATCGACTTCTTTCCAGGTTGCCTCTGTCAGTTCACCCTTGCGGACCATCGTGATCAGTATCAACTTGATGGCCAGCTTCAACGAGGATGCAGCACCGGTAGCGTTCAGAGCATTGAAAAAGCGACCGATCTCATGTGGTTCAAGCGCGCGCTCACGCTCTTCAAATGTCGCAATGCTGGATGCTTTAATATTCGCGGCCGGATTTGGTACCGCGTGCCCGCGGTCAATTGCATGTGTGAAGACTGCGCCGACAATCTCACGCACCTGGATCGCCGTAGCCCTGGCGCCGCGATCGACTATCTTGTCGCATAGTGCGCGTAACATTGGCGTTGTGATTTCATGGAGAAGTTTTTTCCCAAGCGTAGGCAGAATATCCCTGTCTATCACAGCCTGCTTCATTGCACGCGTACTATCCGCCAGGCGGACGTGTTTCATGTAGGCGACGGTATAATCGGAAAAATTATCTGCCCCTTTGATCTGCATGATACCGTCACGCTTTAGCGCAGCCGGCGACTGGCCTGCCTCTACCATCTTTTTGGCGGTATTGAGTTCATCCCTGGCCTCGGCCAATGTGATACCGTCAGCACCATAACGCCCGATAGTTAACGTCTCGCGGCGTCCGTTCAGACGGTAGTCATATCTGAACGAGATGGATCCGCTTGGTTGCACGGCAACATAGAGGCCATCGCGATCTGTTACCTTATAGAGTTTCTCTCTTGGCTTCAGGTTTTTCAGTTTCGTATCTGTGAGCATGCCGGTAACTCTCTGCTGTGGTTTGTACCGTCAAAAATTACCAAAGTGGTGTCGGACGGATTAGCAGGAGAGTACAGCGAAAGGTGATATACCGTCAAAGGTACCGTCAAAAATTTGATGCTTCATTCAATAGATATAAATCGAAAAATAAAAAACCCTTCGATTTCTCAAAGGGTTTCAGGATTATCTCAATAGATATAAAACAGTATCTATCTCTTGTTCATCATTCCCACTCAATGGTAGCCGGTGGCTTACCGCTGATGTCATAAACCACACGGGAAATGCCGTTGACTTCGTTGATGATGCGGTTGGAGACGCGGCCGAGGAAATCGTACGGCAGGTGCG